GATATTGCAAGAAGCTCTGCATCTTGTTTTTCCTTCAGTAGCTTTTCAGTTTCGGCATTTCCTTTTGCTAATTCATTTAAAGCAATATATTTTGCATTTACAGCATCAATTTCATTCTGCTGAACTGATTGTGTTGCTGCTTTCAATAACGCAGCATTTGTCTCTGCTTCTTTTACTTTTCGTTTTTCATCAGCTTCAATCTCTTTATTCAATCGGTTTAACTCTCTTTGTGTTGATTTTTGAGCATTTAACCTTGTGGTTTGAATATTGTTCACAGCTGCAATTGCTGTTGCTTCTTTGTCTAAGTTTTCAATGTTTGAACGAGCAAATGTATTCTCCATTGTTTGAGCATCTGCTTTTAATTGGAGAGATTCCATCTCTTTAGACAGTAGTTGTTCCTCTAATACTTGAGCATCTTTCAATGCTTGTTTTCTCTGTTCTGCTGTAAATTCTTCTTCTTGTCTGGATTTTAGTCTTAATGCAGCAATTTTTGCTTCTATTGTACTACGATCAACTAACAACTCTCTTTCAAGTTTTGCTGCTTTTGCTCTCATGTCAGCAACCTTAGCAGCTGCTTCACCTTCTTTGATTACTTGTTTTCCTAATTCTATTGTGCTTTCAACTAAGCTATCAACAACTAACACAGTTGCTGCTAACATAGGATTTGCCATTGCAAGATTCACCACTCCTTTCTTTGCATCCTCCATAGCTCCAGCAAAGTCTCTCTTGAATAGCTTTGAAACTGCTGAACCAAGAAATCCAAGCCCATCCATCAGATTTGTCACTCTATCCATTACAAAAGTTTGGAGAGATGTTCCAAAATCTTCAATTGCTTTAACTGGATCTTCAAAAATAGAAATTATCCCCTCACCCAAATCAGCAAATAAATCAATGACATTATCTGTCACTGATCCAATTACTCCCATAATTTTAGCAAATTTATTTTGACCTTCTTCAGATGATGTGAATGCTGCTGCAACTGCTCCAATTGCTATCACAAGCAAACCAATTCCAGTTGATGCAATTCCAATTTTTACAGCTTTTAATCCCTTAACAAATGTCTTTGCTCCAGCAATAGCAGCTGTAAATACACTGTATAATCCTCCAGACATCTTGTCTAATCCTCCACTCATGTTATTTGCTGAATCACCTACATCATCAGCTGCTTCTGCTGTTTCATCAAGTGAATCTTCCAGATTGTCAGCTGCTTTTGCAGCTTTGTTTAGTTCTGAAGTGAGTTGTGTTACTCCTTCAGTCTTGAGTTTGACTGTGGCTGTCTTAGACATTGAATCTGGCTTTTATTCCCATATATACTTTCCTAAAAAATCCTTTGAATCCAGTTTCTTCATAATACCCATAAAAACGTATTGTCTCTTTGGTGTATGTTTTTGAATCAGACATAGTACCCAACTTGATAATTTTAGGTACTGTAATGAACATATTTTTTATATAGTTTTTTCTCATGCTGCTTCTGTTACCAGTTTTGTCTTATTCTCTAATACAAAGAAATCATTTGCCTCAGTCATTAAGCCATTATTGACTATTGATGAACTGCTGCTCATATTCATATATGTTACATTCACATCCATTACCCAAGAAGTGTTTACATCATCCTCTCCAGTGACTGAAATATCCAGCACAAAATCTCTCTTAGATGCACTTACATGAGCTATTGAAACAGTTGGAGCAGCCAATCCAGAATCACGATTGCTTTCAACAGTAGTATCTGAAATGGTTGATATTACTCCATCAATGTTTTTGAGCACAATGGATTGAGAAACAAAGTATGTTCCACCAATTGGTAATGTTGCCGCTGCATATATTACACCCAGTGCATTGATTTTAAAGTGTGCAGTTGAATTGATAGGTATTATGATATCACTTATCAACTTTCCCTCTACTCCAGCCACAACAGCTGTGGTGCTATTTGTAACACACATCAATTGAAATGCCATAGTAGATGCCATACCTTCATTCAGTGTATTTTTAACATATGCAGCCGTTCCATTCTGTGACCAAGCCATATTGAAATTCTTGGAACTTTGTCTGAGTAGATGTGTTCCTTGTTGTGATCCAACTGGAATTGGAACTTGTGGAAAGAATGACCTTGTCGGAATACCCGAAACACCAGAACCACCAGATACACCATCTTCAAATCCTTCTGTTGGATCTCCATCCTCTCCATCTGATTGCCAATCCCACCAACATTCTGGAGTAACACCATCAAGTGCATATGTCAATCCTTCTGCTTCACAACATGCTAATGTTGGATTCTGAGATACTCCAGAAGCATCAACCCAGTTTGTCGTTCCATCTATGTTTGATGATACATATGTCAATGCACAATTCTCAGATGGAAATAAAGTGACAGATCCGATGTCAATCAATTTCATCAATCGAACTGCTGTTGGTTTTGGATCAACTGGATTGTATCCACTTATCTCAATTACTCTGTAATAGATTCCATCAATAAATATCCTATCATCAAACGTCAAGAGATTCATATCTGCTGGTGTGATAGCTATTTGACACATCACCAGTCTTGCATCCTCTGAATATATCTGTTGTAAGTATTCACTCCAATATGATCTGGCCAATCCAAGTGCATAATTTTGACCAATCAAAGGTGATCCAGCAGCTTGTTTTAGTGTATGTCTCCAATATGTTGATTGTGTTGAATCTGTTATTGGCAAAGTATGAAATGAAGTAACACATCCATACACAGCTGTCTCTGTTGAGCCTATATATATGCTTTGACCTCCAGTTGTTTGTGTTCCATTCCAATACAATATCTTTGGTTTGTGAGCAACTGGAACTTGTGCGCCATTACTCTCTCCAAACAAACGTGGATATATTATTGTGTTTGCATCAACTGAGTTCCAATCCGCTGTTGGTAGTTGCTGAATTGCTGTTGCTCCAAATACTGAACTGTTTTGATGTGTTCCAACTGCATATGTATCATCTGATCTGTATCCATATTGACCTAATGGAGTGCCATATTCAGTGAATTGAAATTGATTTGGCCAATCATTATCTACTCCATCATTTAAAGTAATATCTTTACTCCTAAGCTCTGTGGCTGGTTTTACAATAAACGGCTGTGAGTGATCTAATTTCTCAGACCAGTCCAATACATCACCTGAAGCAATATAGTCGCTTAATGGCTCTAATATGAGCTGCTGTGGACTTGTAGATGGTAAAAGAGTGAGATTGTATCTCTGCACTAAGTCTTTTACAAATGCCGCGCATGTGATGTCTGGCATATTAGCAATTGTATCAACTGGTTCACCACTTATTGTTGTGCTCTCATATGATAACCATCTGAAGAATGTTGTTAATGGATCTGCTACAATTTCACATCCTTCCATATAAGTTGTGATTGTAAGCTGTACTTCCATACCAGATTCCAAGAATACTGATTGTGGCATAGTATATGAAAATGGTTCTGAGTATGTTTGACCTTGTTCCAATGCCCATCCCATACTTGCAAGAATGGTATCTGCTGAATTTAACTCTACATTAAAATATCCCCATGTATTTGCTTGTGATGTATTATCTACTTCAAATGAGAAATCGAACACCGCCCACATACCACTTGGCACAATAAAAGAATATGAAGTTTCATTGAATCTATCATCTGGATCATATAAATTAACTCCAGAAGTAGTATTGAATGGTAGTACAAAAGTATCACTTCCAGCTGCTGCTGTTATGTTTGAAGTCAATCCAGCTTTAAAACCATAATATGGAGTTGTTTTTAATCCATTAGCTCCATTGCCTAAACTCATGTATAAATTTGTCCATACAGAAGTTGCCATGAACGTACTCTCAAGAGAGAATCCAAAAAAGCTTAATATCTCTCTGAAGATATGATCTATCTGCATGAATGGTAGCAGATGTGCTGGTGGTAAATAGTTTGAAGTGAATATACCTTCATCAACTCCAAAATCACCATATAAACGCCCTCCTTGACTGAGTGCCTTATCTACTAATGGAATACGAAGCACACCAGATCCAACACCTCCATCTGTAATATCTCCACTCCATGATGCAATCACATTTGCTGGTGTATTGTCATATTCATAGTTAGCTGGATTTGCAAATACATCTCTGAGCTTAGTATTGCCCATCTGAGTAAATAGATCACCAGCACCTCCACTGATAGCACATTCATACGTCTGGCCAGTTTTAGAAACACTCAACAACTGCAATACTCCTTCTATCAAAGCAACACCATCATTCAACAGAGTGCATTGAACTGGATTCTCTGGTCTGAATACATCAGTGCTCCATGCTCCTTGAGATAGGTCTATCATAAAATAGTTTTCAAAGAAGTCATTGTTGATGTTTGAGAATGGCAAGAGAAACGTTCCAGAATATGGAGCCTCTCTACTCATTAATTTCTCTGGATCAGCAAAGCTATATGTTAATGGAATAGCCGCATCTTCAGATAACTCTAAAGTATGCCAATCATAAAGATCTGAAACTCTCGCTTGTAGTTCTATCATGATACTCTTTCTTTTGCGTATTCAATATTTATATCATATGCAAATAGCTTATTTCTTAGACTGGTTTTCTCAAGATAGTTTGTATCCTTTATCACAATAGGTGTTATGTTTCCTTTGTTGTCTATCATTACAACCTTGCGTGATACTATCAATGATTCTATCAAAACATCTCTGCTTTCATCATACCATCCAGTTGATACTTTCATTCCTCTCTTAGATCTTACATCTCTGAATGTAGTGCCTCCATTCCTTCCATATGCAGCCCAATCAACAGATGTACTTGTATCAAGATAGTTTCCTGATTTGCCTACATACTTTGCTTTACTTGTTACATTGGTTGTGTTGGTTTGTGCTCCTAATACATCTATGTAGTCATATGCTCCAGCTCTGTTCTGGAATGCAATAGTGAATGCATCGTATAAACATGATTCTTCAACTTGTGTGTATCTGTATATCCCTGAGAGCTGATTAGATGTGTTTAATGAAGCGGATGTATATGCAACCACATCATAATGTGTCCAAGTGCCATTGATAGCAGTTGCAAGTCCAGCATTGACAGTTTGAAGTTTTAAGTTCATTGGCCCAGTTCCAACAAATGATATCATGCTATCTGATCCAACTGAACCAGATGCCACTCCACCAGACGTTGAAATGTTTACATCATAAATACCAACTTCAGATGCTCCATTCATTACTCTGATTTTATAGTAGTTTAGATTACGATTAAGATCATATCCAGTTGCAGTTCCAGTTGGTGTTGCTAATGTTCTGAATGATGTCATTGTCACATTGTCTTTGAATAGACTTGTTGAAGCATTCAATCCAGATGGCCATGTATCAGTTCCATTCAAAGGTATCTCACTGAGCATAGGTGTATCATATGATGGAGCTGCTTCTGAAAATTCGCTTATGAACTTATCATTTATTTCCACTTTATTCCAATCTGAAAAATCAGAAGTTTGTCCAGCCCATCTTAATGCAAATACTTTGTTGTCTGAATCTTGCACTGTGTATGATACATCTCCATCAGCTGTGGTTGCTTTTATGTATCCAACATCAATCAAAAACTTTCTTGCTGTGAATGCGCCCTTTGCGCATAGCTGAGTTAAGACTTTGTTGCCAAGTCGATGAATTGAGCCACTGGAATTATCTAATGGTATTTGTATCTCTGTGGTTTTTACATAACTATCTAATACTTGAGAGATATTGAATGTGGCTGCTTCATTATTATTTGGCTGTAATGCTAAGACTGTGAGAATAGTTCCAGCATCATCTTTTATCTTTAATGCAAATCTGTATTTGAATCCACTGAATCCAACATCACTGACTGTGAAGATAGTTGGTTGTAGTGTGCTTGTGAGAGCTGTTTCAGATGGTTGTTGTTCTACGATGTATGCCATTTTTATATATGTTCGGTTCTGTTATTTTATTACAATATCTTAGTTATGATATTTGCTACATCTTGACCAACAGCAGAAGCAATTGGATCTGAGTATTTCTTTAGAATGTTATTACCAGTTTTAGATATAAAGTATGATGGTTTCAATCCTCTCTGAAATATTGCTCTCTGTACTAAGAATCCAAATGATCTATCTGTTATGAATTGTCCTTTTGCATTACGGCCTTGATATCCTTTTACTTTTAACCATCCCATTATTGCTTTGAGTGGTGGTTTCTTATTTGTGAAGCTGAATGTTCTGGTATTTGAGTTCATGAGTTTGAAAGTCTCCCGACTATATTTCTTGTCCACCCCATCAACACCAGAATCTACATATTGCCAATAATCAACATCTGGAGTGAGTTCAATTGTCCATTCATCTTTGTCTTGGTTCAGCTCCCATTCTAACTTCATTGAGTTGGCCAGTGTTCCAGTTGCTCTGTGTCCTTGCCTCCTTAGCATCTGAAGTGCATTCTTTTTCCATCTCATTGCTACATCATGCATGATCTTTGTTGTGAGGGGTGCATCATACTTCACATTGTCAATCATCATTGTGATCATGTCATTGGTATTAAGCAAACATCATTTGTGTTATCTACTGAAAAGTTCAGATCAGCAGTCCAGCCAATTAATTGATTTTCAAATCTCAAATTGAATGGTAATACTGCAACTGGCAATTCCATTGTTGCTCTCGGAATAAATTTACTATCATCATATGCATGATTGTGACCTAATGCAATCACATCTTTTATCATATAGAACATATTGCTGATAATCCATGCACGATCCTTCAAATCACTTGGTTGGAGTGTGGCAATAATCACCTCCACTGTCAATTCTGCTTCACCTTTGTCAATACTTCCAGCACTAAGATTCACAAACAAACATGGAAATAAGTCTGCATTCATCTTTTTTACATCCATTTCATCAACTGGCCCGATTACAGTGCTGTGAATCTGTGTGTTCTTAGCTCCATACGTTTCAAATGCTTCCAGTAATTTATATACTGTGGTTTCACTTTGATTTGCTTCCATATTACTTGATTATGTCTTTATTATTCTTAGATATAGAAAGATCTAATTCGTAACACAAGAAAGTGAATGCTTGTTCAATTTTAAGCTCTGTAACGGCCTCAATTTTTAAGATGTCTCCACCAGCCAGATGATATATTGAAGCGAACCAACCCCATTTATTTGCCATTGAAGAACCTACCTCTCCACCCCCTCCAAAGATTGCACTGAATCTTTCATAAAGGTCAGACCTATATTCAAAAAAAAAGCGAGTAAAGAGAAAACTTTGTCCATTGTCATGTCATTAAATATCTTTCTGTTTTCACTTCCAGTGTATGGAGCTATTTGATAGAAGTCTTTTGATTCTTCTGTGACTTTTCTGTATAGTATAGAGAGGATTTGAAGCAAGTTTGCATCAGAATCAACACAAGCTGTCTCAAGGTCTGCATACTCTCCCACAGTAAGCTCTGAGAGGTTTGGATGTATTCCGTATTTCTCACCTTTCAATTCTATAATTGGAAACAACTCAAATTCTGTCTGACTTGGATCTTCTAATTCTTCAAGTAAAGAGTTTACAGTTTCCATGCTTTCAATAGTCATACTCTTAACTGTTTTTTGTGTTATGTCACAGAGTATTGCAACTCGCTTAACCACATCATCTGTCTTGGATAGCTTCATCCATTTCTTTACTGTGATATCTGCAATTGATGTTGGTACTGTTATCTTCATTTTATGGTTTTTAAGGTGGTATTTACGGGTTTTGCGGGGTTGCTTGGTTTTACTGGGGTTACGGGTATTTTACGGCTTTACGGGTTTTGTACGGAAATCGTACGGGTTTACGGAAAACGTGCGTGTTCACTTCTGGTTATGCTATTAAGTGAGTTCATTCACGAAATGTAATATTTGCCTGAGTAGTTTTCCATGAGCTTATTTAAACAAACGTATCTGAGTGCATCAATAGCATGATCTTTTTGATTTGCTTCTGGTTCATTGATTTGATTTCCATCTCTGTTTGTTTTCCACTTATATGACTGCATCTCTTTTATTAGATTCTTGCTTTCTTTTGTGATGTTTATTCTGTGGCGTTTCATTACGTCAATCCCCAGTCTGATGCTGTCTGGCCCTTTCTTCGCACCCTTGATTAAAAATCCTTTACGTTCAAACTCTGTGATTGATTTCGGTTCAGCTGAATCTGCAATGATTTCTTCACGATTTATTCCAAGATCTCTGATCTTTCTCATTAGGTCATTATTTGTCAAACCAGTTTCATACAGATGTTCCTCAACATATAGATCCAGACCATCTTTGTACACAGATATAAGTGCGCTTGGATCATTTGTGAAGCCCCAGTCTAATCCAAATGAAATAAACTTTGCTCGGTCAGGAGTTTTATCTACTTGATTGAAGTGTGGAAAGATAGCAGAGATATTCAAGCCACGTTCACCAAGTCCAAATACCCTCCAGTAATTTGCATCTGTTAATTTTAGGTATTCAATCTCTTTTATAGTGTTTTCGTCTAAGAATGGATTATCAAGATATGTAGTTTGAAAAAAACTGCAATCTTCTCTGGTCATTACCTTGTCATATATCCAAGAAAATACATCAGATGGATTGAAGTCCATTATCATGATTTCTGATGTTCTCAAAATTATCTGTGTGAAATCTTCAAAGGTTAATTCATTGCACTCATTCAAAAATGCTATGTGTCTTTTGCGACCTCTAATTCGTTGTGGTTCTGCGATTGAAACAAATTCTATTACGTTGCCAAACAGAATATATTGTGAAGATGATTTGTTGTGATTCATTGGTGAATACCATCCTTCATTCTCTAATATTTCAAAGAAGTCTCTCATTACACTTGCCTTGAGAGATGGCATTGTCTTTCTTATAATCGTAATAACCCAACCAGCATTCTTATTGTTCACACACCACTCAATCAATGCCTGACATATTGAATACGTCTTGCCAGATCTCGTTCCACCTTGATGCACTTGGATACGAGTATCACAGTTCTTGCAGTCGTAATATGATTTACTCTGCTTCATCCTCGCTTGTGATCCAGCTTGGCTTTTTGTTTGGTTCTGAGATAGTCATTTCTTGAGATTCTACATATCCACGTTTCTTTCCTTTAGTCTTGAGATAGAATATTGTGCTTGGCACGTTCTCTTGACTGATAAGAGAATGTAGTTTGCTCTCTGCAAAGTCAATTGCTATTTCAGCAATATCATCTGTTTGCTTCTTGAATACTGGATCATCTTTTAACCATTGATAGTATTGCGTTCTGGAGATACTTGCAATTCTACACGCTTGAGTGACCACACCAAGTGATTTCTCAAGTGCTTCCATCATAGCTTTCTTTTTAATCTCAGTCTTATTCATTGTCGCAGCTGTTTTCATATAGTTTTTCAAGATCCTCAAAGAATTTCTTTACACAAGATGTGCAATTGGAAAATTTCTTTTTCTTGTTTGTGCTTCTGATCCAAATATCAATGGCCAGATGTTGCTGTGAAGCAGTCACCTTACCACCTTTTTTCCAATTTATCAAATGCTTATTATATAGATCACGATCTTCAGCACTCATATGTGCTCCAAATGGAAATAATTGATTCAATTTCTCTTTCCTCTCTGAGCATCCACAATCCTCTCCAAAGATGGATTCCACAGCAGCTTTTAGTCCAGTGAATTTTGTTACTTTCTCAATCGTGTCTCCAAGTCCTTTGCTTGGCTTTTTCTTTGATTTCATTTTTAGTACGTTTTAGAGCTTTGAAAAGAGTTGTTTTACTTATACCAGTATCTTCAGACATAGTTTTGAAAGAATGGCCATGCTCGTAATAGATTTCTGTTACTGTCTTATCAAAATATGGCATATCTGAAAGAGTAGAATTGATAAAATCAATCTTTTCTTCATCCTTAATCTTCTTTTCAATATCAGAATCAAACCACAGCAGAATATCTTGCTTCGCTTCTCTGTGTCTCTCAGCTGGTTTTCTGTATGTGTAATGATATGGTGATGTGGTTGAGTTGTATTGGTTCATCATCATCCTTGCCAACCAATATCTCAACTGCTTCTTCTTGATGAGTTCCTCAATCTTGCTCTGATCACTCTCTAAAATACTCAATATCACAATGTGACATAATTCCTCACAATCAATCAAACTTTTTTTGGCAATAGTACATGCCATTTTTTTGATAGCATCGTAATTTTTGGATATGTAGCTTCTAACCACAACCCCAAATATAAGAAAACAATATTTGTCTCCTAAATTTCTTGTAATATGGCTTTTGCTCTCGCTTCAAATAAGGCCGCCATATCCCTTAACTCTTGCACTGTGTACTTGCGT